AATTTTTTGAGAAGAACCTACACCAAGGAAGTAATCAGCTGCAACTCCCGCTGCCATTTTACCAACCGGCATTGCAACAGATTCTATAATTGTTGCCGGAATTGGTAATACCCCATAAACGTAATTTCCATCTGCTGTTAAAACTGTTGTAGCAGGGAATAGTTTTTCCCAATAATCTGCAGGGTTAACAACTAAAATAACATTACTCACTTTTCTTTTACCGTTTTTAGTAAGAGGGTACATCACATTTTTGCCAAGTGACTTTGGTGTTAAATCTGATAATGCTGTTGCTGTTTTATCAGGATATACACCATCTACTACCGCTCCATTTAAATCTTTAATCATTCCAATCGGTTCATCTTTACCAGTGCCCGAAACAACGGCTGTTTCTAAAGCGATGTTGCAAGCTTCTACTAATACCGCTCGAACATATTTATCTAACCATTCTGGCCCTAAGTTCAGCATTGATTTAGCGACTGGTAAATAAGCTGATAATTTATATAGATTTGTATTAACAACATTAAATCCGTTATCAAGTTTTTGCTTGATTGCGTCTGTTAATTTACCCCAAAATGCTGGGTTTACATCACCATTTTTAGTAATCCATTTTGTGACACCTGTTGTATTTACAAACGTAATTGCTTGTAATAAAGCGTGTGATTGCTCTAATTCATCAAATACTCGGTTAATTACCGTCGCAGGTACAAGCTCTTCAACTCCGCCAAAACCTTCATTGTTAATAACAGCATTGTAATACTTTTGTTCTGCAGAAGTTAATGGACGAATACCGCGCTCAGCTAAGATACGAGAATCGCTCATTTCATTTGTAACTAATGACTGTGCTTCTTGTAATATTTGGTTTTGAATGCCACCTGCAAGAGCCACAAGAGCATTTGCAAATTTTTCTGTGTCCCCCTCTTGTAATGCTGCAACGATATTAGACTTCATTTCATTTTGTGCTTGAATATTTTGATCTGGGTTTAAAATTCCTGGCATATTATTTGCCCTCCTATTTTTTTAAAATAAAAAACGCTACTCGTTTGAGTTGCGCTTGAATTTATTAAGAATATTTTGTTTTTCATTTTGCTCTGGTTTTTTATTTCGGAATTTTGCAAGAATGCTATTTTTTACTTCTAACGGATCTAGTTCTTCTTCTTCCTCTTCTTCTGACTGAGTTGTATTTCCAACACTATCTGCAAAACCTACTTCTACGGCTTCTTCATCTGTAAACCAAGTTTCAGCAACGATGAGTTTTTCTATATCTTCTTTTTCACCTTTGAATCTAGTCATATAAATATTGGCAATGGATTTATCAATACCTTCTAATGCATTCAATGTTTTTTGAATATCGGTTTTGGTACCCCAAACCCATGTTGATGCCTCATGAATCATGATCATAGAACCCGTATTCATAATCACTTCATCACCAGACATGGCTATTAAAGAAGCTGCAGAGGCTGCAACACCATCTATATGGATAATAACTTTTGCATCATGGTTTTTTAAAAGGTTATAAATAGCAATACCATCAAATACATCTCCACCAAGAGAATTAATGTGTACATGAATTTCATCGGCATCAATGTTTTTTAAGGCATTTTCAACATCATTTGCTGATGTTGAATTATCATCCCACCAACTTTCGCCTATGTCACCATAAATAATTAGTTTCGCAACATTCTCAGAAGCTGTTGCTTCAAACTGATTTGTTATATGTTTTTGTCCGTACGTATTGCTGTACGGATTGTTTTTAAAACGACGTTTCGTCAATTTTTCTCACCCCCTTCTGGTGCAGATGCATCTGCATAGTTCTTAGTGACATATCGTTTATCTGCCCATTCTTCATTAATTCTTTCGCCGCCAATGCGTTCAATAATATCATTTATTGATATTGCTCCAATGGCGAATAATTTATCGAGACCTGCAGCTTGTTCTGATAAATCAGTGACTTTAATATTCGTAGCATCTATTTTTATATAGTTGCCGTTTAGATAATCTTCTGGTTTGTACCATTTTTTATTGACTTCTGCTGAAATCAAATCGATAAGTGGTAGTAATCCGAACATTAATAAATAATTAACTAGCTCCTTTACGTTCACAACGTCACCTTTCACTAGTCCCCGTGGCACATGTAATGCTGATGAAACAAAATCAAATATATCATCTACTAAATTACGAACATCCCGACTATCATTTTTATTTGCCCCACTTTTTCCGTTACCACTTAAGTCTTCTAAGACATAACCATCTTGTAACTGAAAAATAGCTCCGGCATTATTGGCTTCCAACCAAGGTTTAAATTGAGCTGTAAGCATCTCGTTAATTTGTTCTTGTCGTTTGTCATTTTGTGGTCTAAAGAAATCCCCTTTTAATACTAGTCGTTTAGCATTAGAACGCTTATAAATATCTCTAGCAGAAGAAATAAGAGAACCATAGTCCGAATACAGTGTGTTTATAACATTCATCACGTTTTCGTTATTTAGTTTGAAATAGAAAACTTGGCTTTCTTTAAATGTTTTAGTTAAACTTAAATCTCCTATTGTCACACCAGAGTAGGTATTTTCTTTAAATGCATATTCTTCTTTGTCGAAACTATCAGCAACATACCACATTTCATTTTGTGGAATCACTAACACTTCATTGTCGTAATAGAGTTTGTATATAACCTTTTTCCAAAATTCAACTGCATTTTCATTTTGGTTAGGGGCTATATTCATTAGGTAATAATTAATTTTTTTCACCGATTTGTTTTCTTCCATTGTTTTAAATTCACATCTTGCAAATGCATCAGCAATTAAATTTACACATGCATCTATTGCTAAGCGTTTATATGAGTCTGCTACTGTAAGTTGTACAACGATGTTCATTAAATCTTTATTTGACGAAAATGGATTCCAATTTCTTAGCCAACCAAACATTGACATGGTACCACCCCTTTCTAAATAACAATTGGTTTGAACTCTGCTAAAGATTCATAGTCAATGTCTCCATAATCCTCTAATTCAGAGTCAAAATTCAGTGCATGTAAAAAAGCGAAAAAACCATCCGTTTTTCGCTTTTCAGGATCTATTTTTTTGTATTCTTTGTTTTGATTATCAAGGTAATCTACATAAACATTTCCGACATACCATCTCATTAAAGGATCATCGCCAAAAACTAATGTTTGATTAATAAACATATCATCAACTAATGGTGATAATTTAGCGTGTGTAAATTTCCCTGTACGACAGACCTCTACTTCAAAGCCTGCCTCTTTTAGTGCGGGACCTAATATTGTGGCTCTATAAGTATCTAAAGAGATTTTCTTTATATAAAACGTTTCTGCTTGTTTAACAAACCAAGCAACTATTTTTTCTGGTGGAATCGACTTACCATAAACTATTTCTGCAAGTCCTTTATCCAGAGCAATCTGTACAATATCCTTATTGATGTCTTGTAATTCTAATGCTTTTTGGTGAATAAACGTATGGTGTAACCAATAACGTTTCCCATTGTATTTAGCTAATAATCCAACTGAGCAGAAATCTCGAACATCTGCAAAGTCTACTCCACCGATAGTATCAAGACCTTCTAATTTGTTATATGGGATAGGTTGATTTGTTGCAAGTCTATCTTCATATGAAGCGACTTCAAAACGTGTATCTTCCATCGGACAATTCATTCGTTTTGTCATAAAAACAATTCGAAGAGCAGCATTTCGTTGCATCTTGTTATATTCTTTAATCATTTTTCTTTTCAATTCATTATTGAACGGAAGAGACGGATTTGCTTTTGGCCACATTTCCATATCATCAACTTCTGATGGATCATCTAATTTACAGATAAACGGGAAAACAGATGATTGCTCGATACCAATCTCTCCATTTAAAATCATTCGGGATTCCTCTTTTAAATCATCCAATGGTCCACCTCTAACCGTTCCATCTGTTGATATATGAAACTCTCGATAGTCTTTGATTTTACCTCCACCAGTTGTAAATACATTAATAGTTTTGTAATCTTCATATTCGTGCTCTTCATCAAAAATAACACAACCCGAACGCTTACCGTCTTTTGTCCTCGCATTAGAAGTATTAAATCTTAAACTACTATTCGTAGCATTATTTCGTATGTTTACCTTTGAACGATAAAATGCCTTTTTTAAACGGTCTTTATTTTTTCCATCTTCTAATACTTCGTAAACATCATCGAACGATCTCTTAGCTTGATCTTCACTCGTTGCAACAATATCAATATCATAATTTTTGATTCCATGTTGTTTTGTTAACATAAAAAAACCATCATACGATATAAAACCATTCTTTCCAGCGCCACGCCCCATATATAAAAAGTACGTATCAAAAACTAACGCATTCGATTGTTTCCACCGTAGACCAAATACAAAAACATTAATAAATTTTTGCCAATCGAATAATTTAAAGGGAAAATACTTTTCTGGAATCTCAACGCTGTTCTTCACCATTTCATCATCAATATAAACATCATCTCGATTTAATATATTTCTTAAATAATCGATTAATTGAAATTGCTCTTTGCATGCAGCTACTTTGCCAGATTCAATTAGATTAAAATATGTTTCTATATATTCATGCGAATTATACGTCGTCACCATCATCACCACCTGGCTTTTCTACTTTAGAAGCATCTAAGCCCAGCTCACTAAGAAGTTTTAGCATTTGTGCATTAGTTTTGTTCAACTCAGTCACACTATCATTCTTCTTTTTATTAACACTACGACCGTTTGCCACTAAAACCGTTACTCCACGTTCTTCAATGTCAGCGATTAATTTATTTTTTACATCCCATAAAGACATATAATCATTAATTAAATCGCTATAGTGAGCCTGTATTACTCCTTTTTCTTCCAGTTGTTTCCGTAAACTAGCTTCAATATTTTTACGGGTGCGTTTGTATTTTTCGTTTTTCACTGTTTTTGTGTGCAATTCATTACTATTCTGTTCTTCATTATCATCATTTTCAGTAATTTTTTTGGCCCAATCATACCGTCGATGCCAACTTTTCACTGTATTAATAGATACATCGTATTTTTCCGCAATTTCCTTGTATTTCAAACCTTTTTTATAATCAATTAATGCTAATTCATGATTCTTTTTTTCCATCTCTCCACCACCTTGCACCCCTAACTACTAGTTGCAACTTGTATGCAAATCGAACTCACGTGAGGAAATGAAAAAATATTTTTTCCCATCGCCCCCCTCCGTTGAATTGTCCCCCGAAAAAAAGCCGAATTTTTTTAAGGGGGGTATAAAATTGTTTTTGGTTTACCATTTTTCTTCGTTAACAAATCTTTTTCCTTGTTGGCCCATGATTGTCCCATAACGATCATGCATCTTGTTATGACAAGAGTTACATAAGCTTTCTAGATTACTAAGAGTTAAGGCAAGTATCGGAACCACTTTAACTTCTTTTAAGTGATGAACGCACTGTGCTCTACGATACCTACCTTTACGTTTACATTCTTGGCATTCATAATTGTCACGCTCAAGCGCTTGAAGTCTAAGCCTCATCCATTCACGAGACTTATAAAACTTCATGAGATTACCCTCATGAATGTATCTCATAAGCTCTTTAAAACGTTTCTGACTAATCATTTATAACGCTCCTTTTCATAGTTCAAAACGTTTTTCCCTTTCACTTATAAGTGGCATTCGTCAACCTCTGCACCCTATAACACAACATATCTATAATTCTGTTGCATTTTAAAATTAGAGTTGCATCCTTGAAATAACTGTATTTTTATTTTTTTATTGTTAAAAACGCACAATTTAGTTATTGTGTTGTATTTTAGGATTCAAGGTGCAATTTCATTTTTAAAATAAAAAAAGAGCTGTTTGAAAAATAATCAAAACTAGCTCTTATATATATATTTTATTTAATTACTTTTGGTAGATTCAATAATTGCAATTCGTGTAGATAATTTTTCTGATTTTCTCCAACTTAGGTCGAGAACAATATCTTCATCTATCTCTAGTTCCATTAATAGATAATATTCTATCATTAATTTTAATAATAATATTAATTGGTATAATTCTTCACCTTTAAGTGATTTTCTCTTTAGTCTTTCATCAAAATGAGTATTATAGTTTCTTGTATTCTTAATATCTCTAATAATTTTAACTTTATCTTTTTTACCTAATCTAAATAAATGATGATACTTTATTTCGTGAGCTTCAGTTTTACCTTTAGGTGTTAATAATTCTTCAAGTCTTTCGTGTAGACTTGGTTCGTTTGAAAAATTCAATTTCTCTTTTATCCAATTTTGATATTGTTCTGGTGCATTTGTTATAATACTTTGTATTTTTCTTTCATGTTCTTCCTTTGGCAACACATGATTTTTCCTAGTTAATCTATGATATGCCTCAAGAGCTTGTACTAAGTTAAGAAAATGACGTTCAAGTGAAGTTCGATGATAATTTATTGACAAATATAAATCTATTACTGGCCTTAACTTTTCATTTTTTTCAAACCAGTTTTTCATACATAAATTGAAATCCTTTTTTATATTATCTAAGCTTATGTATACGTGATAATTCTGTAATTCTTCAATATTTTTATTATCTCCAAATTCTATTGCATTACCATAAATTTTAATAGGGATTTGCAATTCGTCAGGATTAGTATAATGAGGTTTAGCAGTGATATAATCAATATACGTTCTTAAATTAGTGCATAGAGAAATAAAATCTCTAATTTGATATATAATACTATGTATTCTTTCCAAATGCGTTGGTTTGGTAAATTTAAGTTCTAATCGAACATAGGTTTTAATACTTACTGAACTTGTAGAATAACTATAATCCCCTGCGTAAGTATAAATACTAATTTTAAATTCAAATTCTTCATTTTTATGAAGGATTTCATCAGACTTATTAGTAGTTATTGAATATCTCGTATAATCATCGTGTGATTTTACCTCTACATTGTTTTGAAATGCCCACCTTTCTAAATTAGTAACGCTAAAATAAACTTCACTTATTAAAACTTCTTGTTCTGAATTGAAAATCGCATCTTCTAAAATATAATCGCAGTGAACCTTATATATATACTTAGTTTCATAATCATGTACTATTGAGGAATTCGTAGAACCTTCAATTTGACATTTATATAAAGTAAACGCCTTTCCCTGATAAGTTTTTCCATAGACAACATCAGCTTTATATGGAAGTGGCAATTCTTCATCACTATATAATTCTAAAACTCCTGATTCTTCAGTTAGGTTTAATATCCCATTCAAATTAATATCTAAACCACCAATAAACCACTTTCCAAATTGTAGATTGTTTTTACTGTTCATAATATCCTTCCTTTATAAATTCTTCGATTAATTTACTTAATTCTATAAAAAAAGCGTTAATCCTTTTAGATTAACGCAATAACAACTAAATAAATTTTTTAACTATCGATATAACCCTGCAATCTTCTCATCCAAATCATCCTGACCTACACCAATATAAAATAATGTTGTCGTTTCTTTGTTATGATTAAATATTTTCATGAGTGATGCAACTTCTTTATATTTTGAATAAAAGTTGTATCCAAAAGTTTTACGCATTGAATGAGTACCAATTGGCTCTGGATATCCAATAGCTATAGCAGCTTCTTGCAATATTCGATAAGCTCTTGTACGATCGATTGGTTTCTGTTTGCCAGATGATGTTGTTTTTTGACTTTTAAATAGATAATCAGTATTTCTTAAATCTTTGATATAATCATCTAATATTTTTTTTAATGGACGTGGAATAATAAAACGCTTCTGTTTTCCAGTTTTCTTTTCAAATAACATAATATGCGTCCCCAAAACATCCTTTTTCTTTAACAGTAAGATGTCTGATATACGTAAACCTGTATGGATTCCAACCATAAACATTACATAATCTCTCATGTTGTTTTCCTTGAAGTAATTTATAAATTCCTCTAACCAATCTGTTTCACGTATAGGCTCAACATATCTCATGACATTACCCACCCTTCGCCTTCAATTTTCTTTTTACAAGCATCAATCGTTTTCCATACTCCTTGTTTTGTGATACCCAACATCTGCCCTATTTCCTCACAAGTAAATCCCTGTGAGTAGAGTTCTAATATCTCTCTTTGTCTCTTTGTTAGAGAGGCTACAATTTCTTTTGCGATTTGAGATTTATAAGTATCGTCCTCGATTTCATCTGATGATGGATTATCGTGACTATATTGATCGTAGCTTTTGAAATGTATTACATTTCTTTCACTTTTCATTTCTCTTTGATATACTGCTCTTCTTTCAATTCCTCTCATCAGTCCTGGTTGCCGACCTGTTGCTAACCATTCGATAGTAAAGTTAATAGTTCTTAAAGCAGCATTTAATATTCTTTCATCATGCTGCAGCATAAGTAAGTGTTCTTTCCCAGTGGGATTTAAATATCTTTGCTTTTTATAAAATCGTATTTGCTTTTGTACTTTCTTCAATTTATCCTCTGTGAAAATTAAACTAGCTTGATATTCTTTTAATAGATCGAGCACTTATACTGCACCTACCTAACTAATTATTTTTTGCGAAATGAACCTTTTACAGGTTTAAAGGTATCTCTCCTAATACCCATTAATTCCTCTAATTCTCTTTTACTTAATTGTTCTTTAGATTTTTGTATTTTGTTCTTTTGTCTTCTCTTCTTCATTGGTTTTTTAGCAAGTCCATTTTTAATTAGCTGCTCTTGTAGTGTACGTGTCATATTTACTCTCCCCTATGCACAAAATAAAAAGGACATCAAATCATGAGAGTGCCCATACTCTCAAAATTCGATGTCCTCGGTTGTTCCGATAGACTTATAATTTTTCGCTACATTCGTGTACTGCTCTAGTTGGTTTATTTGATTCCCAACTAATTATTGTTTTGCCATAACCTGTTGTTGGTGCTTGCACCTTTTTCATTTGTCCATCTTTCACTAAGTAAATTCCGTCTTGCAATTCTTGTAGTTGTTTGCCCATTCAACCACTCTCCTGCTATAATAATAGTGTCGAGATATAGCAAGAGAGTGTGAGTCGTAGTTGCTGCTACGGCTTTTTTATTTGTCGTAAAATATTGTGGTAAAAATATTTGTTAATGCAACTGAATCCTTTCTTTTTTATTTTATTTCTCAAAATGGTTGTAACTTTGAACTAATAAAGGAATAACATTTTTCCTTTGTTTTAAATCCTTCATGAAGTTCCTCATTTTCAACTTCATAAAACTTGTCCGTTTTTCTAATGTTAAATGATTCAATTTTAACTTCGTCATTTTCTTTTAAGCTATTAATTTTTCTATATACCGGATCATCTTCTAATCCTAGTACTTCATACAAATTCATTTGTAAAAGCAATTAATCAGCTCCCTCCTAATGAATAAAATGTTCGAATTGCATAAGCTCCTCTCCTTAGAATAAAGTCGTCCTTTAGTTGTTTCCGAGTTTTGCTAATATTTTCTGTCTTTCAGCTTCGAAATCAATGTTTTCGTTTGGTTGTTCGGTAGTTTGTGGCTCTTGTTGATTTCGTTTTTTAAACCATTCAGGTATTATTTCAGTTTGTCCATTGTTGTGTTTTTTAGGTGCTGATTCTCTTTCTTTCTCAGCTTTAATTTGTCTTATCAAGGTAGTGGCTTTTTCTCGTAATTTCTTAGTTGATAGAATATTAGATTTCCAGAAAGAGTTATTTTGCGACCACTCAATTAAATATTTGATTTGTTCCACCGTTCGACCATCACGTTCCATCATCAAGCGAATATGATCTGACCAAGTTTGTAAGTTAGGCTCTTTAAAACTTGGATCATCAACTAGGATTTTTTTGTAAAGTAATTTTGCTAATTGATAATGCTCAGAAGATTCGTCGTAAACTTGTTTGCGATTCTTCTTTTTCTCTGTTGTATTCTCTGTTGTATTCTCTGTGTATTCTCTGGTTATTGGTACTGCCATTTTGTCATGTTCAGATACCGCCATTTTGTCATTGTCCATTGCGTCATTTTGTCGTGATTCATTTAGACAACTTGGCGCATTCATTGATGACAAATTGTCATCTTCGATAATGTCATTTTGTCGTAATGCGTTATTGCAAAGTTTTTCAAGTTTTTCATAGTCAATTCGATACCATTTTGTTCTGTCAAATTTCAGCTTATTAAAGTTGCCTACTACAAGGATCTCTTTACCTTCTAACTCTGCAATAATCCTTTGAACAGTGCGTTTTGAGTAAAATGGGAACTGTTCTGCCCATTCGTCCATGGACTTGTACACCCAAGCGTGACCATCACGAATGTTATTTGAAATGCGTAGCCAGTAATGCACTTGCTGAACCACTATGGCATTATTTAAACCTATTTTAGTTGCAAGTGTTGGTAGAACCTGCAACGGCGGTTCATTGATTAATAGATTCATAATTTTATTTACCCCACTTTTCGACAAAACATAGTGCATCTTGAAGTTGATACTGCTTAATGTCACGATATGAACCTACATGATAACGCTCTTTAAGAGCAGCATAGAGTGAACGGAATAAGGATTGTCTAGCCCCTTGATTATCAGTTAATTGGCAAACACGAGTGTTAACTGCTTTGCGTAATCTTAATTGTTCACCTGAATGTAAAGTTGAGTTCTTTGCAAGTTGTTCCAAAGTTTCAACCCTCCTTTCAATTTGCTGAAATAATTTATAAGAAATCGCTAGAGTTTGAGGTTCTTCCTCAAGTTGCTCCTTGATTTGGTAGTAGCTTGAAATCAACATATTGTATGCTTGCCAAGCCTTATCGCTATTGAGTGATTTGGCATGAAGCCATGCTCCTTGTTCAGTCCATAAGTACAGTACTGAGACATATTTAAGGGAAACGTCATTTTGACGGGAACTTTTAAATTGTTTTAAAGTCTCTCCAGATAAAGCAAAATAGTGCATTCCCTGCTCGTAACGATCTTGATTACGTTGAAAGTTACGTGCGATAATTTTTGCGTTAGTTCCAAAAGCTTCGGCAATTTGATTAGTTGTTAGCACCCTTTTATCCAAATGCTCTATTACTGGTAATTGCTGCATTTGTTATCCTCCCTTGCAAAAGGCTCCGTCAATTTGACGTTAAGCCTTTCCTTCAACTTTTAATGCCATATTTAAAGTGTCTTCAATACCACTAACACGTGCTAATTGAGTTGAATAGATAGCTTTGGCTTTTGCTAGTTCATAATCTGATTTAGCATTTGCTACATCTAGAGCTAAATCAGTTAACAGTTCCTTTTCATCAGCTAAAAATTGCTTTAATTGTTGAATGTAAGTTTTCATAAGTATCAGTCCCCTTTTTCACGATTTTATGTTATAATCGTTATAGTTAAAATTTGATTAATTTCTTTTACTGTTTAATCGTTGGCGCGATTAAGCAGTTTTTTATTTGCACTGAATTGTAGTAATACTAGCTTTTGTTCGAAAGTTAGATGTTTCCACGCTTTAACTTTAATTTGCAAATCGTTTCACCACCTTCGCAACCACACCAATTCTTTTCAAATAATGTGGCATTACATTTAACTGCTTGCGTTTTTCTAATTCTTGTAGAGCATTGATAGATTTAATTGCATCTTTCAATAATTCCCGTGCAATGTTCCAATCTCCACGCTCTCTATAAACATCTGCCCTTGTAATTAAATCTTCGTAACATAAATTTTCAGTCACGATCTTTTGATTGATTTCTTTTAGATCCATAAACTAAAACCTCCTATGAATGTTGGTACTAATTGAGCTGCTTGCATAATTGCATCAACACTAAATATTGATGAAATAACAATATCCTCTGAATTTGTTACCTTTGCTGCTTTCATTAAGAATCTTGCTTCAACAGCAATAAGGTTTTTTTCAATTCTGCTAATAGTCGACTGTGTTGTGTGCATCAAGTCTGCAAATACTTCTTGTGACAATTTTGCTCTTTTACGACAGGTCTTTACTAACTTTCCGAAATCTACTTCCACTCTGAATCACCCCCTTTTTATGCGTTATCTGCATATATGCATATTGTGCATGGTAAGTTATTCCACAAGTTAGTAGAATTAAATTATAGAGTTCATGCCCAAACCTATTGTTTCGACTGCCTTTTCAACCATTTCACAACATAATCATGTGCTTCTTGTGCAGGCATAAGCCATTTGCTCCCGACTTTAAACTTTGGAAAGTCTTCATTATAGAAGAAATGGTCTTTTATAAAAGGGATACTCATACAAACTTGACGAGACAACTCGTTCATATCCCATAGAGTGTGTTGGATGATTGCTCGTTCCACTTTCTTTTGAGCTTCCTCGCGAACAATTTCTTCAACTTTCATCTCATCGATTGCGATGTTCAACATTCTTTCCCCTCCTAAAATGAAGGCTGTAGACTACAGCCTTTAATATTTAATACACTCACCGCACGTTTTGTGTTGTTCATGAGTAAAAAATTTCTCCTACACTTTTATTAAAGTAGGAGGCTATTTTTACTTTTATCTCGTCCTTAGGTATACGTTGACCGTTTTCGTACATCTGCCAAGCACTCACACTAACGCCAATTTTACGCGCAACATCTTCCCTAGTTTCTTCTCCTCTCAGCTTGGTTAATTTCTGACCAATTCTCTCTTTATTCAATTTCCCACCTCCGCACGTTTCGTGTTGTTAAATCAACTATAAACCACACGAAACGTGTTGTCAACATGTAATATTAATAATTTTTCCTAACACGTTTTGTGTTAGAATTGAGATAGGTGATATGACTATGACAGAACTTTTTGGAAAAAAGTTAAAAGCACTTCGTACTTCTAAAAAGATATCTCAAAAAGAATTTGGGAAACTATTTGGAGTTGCTGAAAGCACAATTGGGATGTACGAACGTGATGAGCGAAGACCTGATTTTGAATTGTTAAATAAATTCGCTGATTATTTTAAAGTTAGCACCGATTACCTTCTTGGTCGTACTGACACCAAAGAATCTACAACAAAAGACGATGAGGCAGAATTCCAAGCATTCATCAATGATCCAGAACTCCAAGTATGGTACAGAGAACTTCCGAAATCTGATGAAGAAGAACTGCGAAAACTTCGCATGATTTGGGAGATGATTAAGAATGAGAAAAAATAAAAGCGACATGTCTAGTCGACATGTCGTTTATACGATTTCTTTATGTAAATATTAAACATTTATGGATTTAATATTTTTTTTAAACTCTATGTAGATATATTGGATTACGACATAAGTTACATTATTGGGATTAAGAGATAATTAGTTAATTTACATATATAATATATCCTTACTACATTTTAATTTATCTTTTTGTTAATATTGTGTTACATAAAAAGTTAAATTTTTAGGAGGGATATAATTATGAACAATTTCTTTAAAAACACTGATTTATATTATAATAATCGTTCTATTGAAATCGTTCAGCTATTTCCCTCCTTTAATTTAGCAAAAATAAAGTACTCAGGAACTTCTGAAGAAATTACAGTAGATATTAATTTTATTGATAATCAAATTTCTAAGGAGAGCTATTTAACAATAAAAATTTGAGAGGATAAACAAATGATCTTTGACTTATTAGATTCCTCATTGGATGGAGATTTATGGGAAGAACTTATAGTGAAATGTTATAAATTGAAATACAATAACCAACATTTCACACCGATTCCTGCTGAATATCAAGGAGATGGAGGAATAGAAGGATTCACCAAATCAGGTGTCGCTATCCAATGTTATTGCCCTAATGATTCTAATTTATCTAATGAAAAGCTTCACGAAAAGTTACGAACTAAAATGACTAACGATATCAACAAATTTATTAATGTTCAATACATTAGTAAATTAAAAAAATTAGGTATTCCTATAATTAAAGAATGGCATTTTGTTATACCAGAATATCGAGATAAAAGAATCATAGAACATGCAGCCAAAAAAAAAGAACTTGTTTTAAGCACTAGAGAAAAAGACTTACAATTATATGATTATATATCAGAAGATTTCGATATAATCATAAAAGTTGCTGATGATTATATGGTAGAGCTATCTACTATAGTACGTTCCAAAATCACTAATGTTAAATTAAATATAGTATTAAATGAGAATAGTAAACCAAACTGGACAAATTGTGATATTGATAAAATTAACAATGTTAAGAGAAAATTATTAGCGATTCAACCTGATTTATCTAACTACCCCAATCAATTTAATGAATTATTAGATATGTATATGACTTTCTATATGTTAGGCATTGAGCAATTGGAAAGGTTAAATGATAACTTTCCAGATATAAGAAAAGATATTTTAGAACTCACTGCATCCTTCCGATCTGAAGTAACAATTAAAACATTATTTAACACAGATAAAACATTAAATTCAAAATTATTCATTGAACTAGGTGAAACATTTGAAAAAAATTTGAGAAGAGACTTTGACTTTTTATCTAGTGCATCAATTATGAATTTAAAAAATAATATAGTAGCAAGTTGGTTAGCAGATTGTTCAATGGAATTTAAAGGAGATGTTTAAATTGAAAAACAATATTCTTATTCCATCTGAATATGTTAAATTTGATGCAAAACCAGATGCTGTACCATATAAATATCGATTAAGTTATAGAATATCTATTACATGTCTAATATTAAAAATTACAGGTGGAAGAAGCGGATGTTCCTTAACCAAGATACATCTAATCACTATTTCTATGTATTCCACTAAAAGTATGGACCATTTATTAGCTTATTTAAATGAACCTAAATCAAATTTTTTAACACTAAGATTTGATCCTGCAGTCAATAAAACAATTAATTTTATGCTTGCAGACAAAATTATATATCAACAAAAAAATGGACTATTTAGACTCTCTGATAAAGGGAAAAAATTCACTCAAAAATTAATTCGCTCAAATGAATTATTAATTTCTGAGAAAAGTTTTCTAAATAATATCTCTACTCATTTATCAGAAGATATTATAAAAAATATAAGCAATACTCTTCTGGGGTGATAAAAGTGTTGACAATCAATGAAGTAAAAATTGACATTGAAACAAATTTAAAACGATTCAGTTTTTCAAGCATTTTTAAAAAGGGTGTTAACTTAATATACAGCGAAGGTAATACAGTAGGGAAAAGTTCTGTAATCTCTGCAATTTACTATGCTATTGGATTAGAAGAGATAATTGGGGGCAAAGGTCCAAATGTATTAAGTTCTGCTTTTAAAACACAAATTGAATATGATGAAAAAGAAATACCTGTTTTAGAATCAAAAGTATATCTAGAAATATCAAATGGAATTGAACCTATTACAATATTTAGAGCAGCAAAGTCTTCTACACGCGGGTCAAATTTAATTACAGTATATTTTTCAAGTTTAGATAAAATTAATGATCTTAATATTAAAAAAGAAGATTATTATGTTCATTTGCATAATTCTGCAAAACATCAAAAAGGTTTCTATACCTTTTTAGAATCATTCTTACAATTAAACTTACCCTATGTACCTAGTAAAAATGAAGAGGAAAGGAAATTATATCTCCAATTAATATTTTCTTCGATGTTTATTGAACAAAAGCGTGGCTGGGGAGATATTTTTTCAGGTATGCCCTATTATGATATACTAGACCAAAAAAAACGTGTTATTGAATATATTTTAGGATTAGATACACTCGCAAATGAAAAGTTAAAGTATTCCTTAAAGAATGAAGAGAAACTCTTAAAAGAGAAATGGGAAAATTTATATAAACAATATAGTATTAAATTAAATCCCTATAAACTTGAATTAAAAGGCATCAACAAAAATATACATATAATAGAAAAAGACTCCATAGACTTAATTTATACAGATAATGAATTGAATTATAATATAAAAGATTATATAAAAATTTTAGAAGATGAATTACAAGAATTAAATAAAGTTAAGATTAAAAAAAAGGAAAATCTAGAATCCTTGATTAAAGAAGTAGAAGAAACAAAAAATAGTATTAAAGAATTTGAAGATAAACTAAAAAATACAACTGAGTATTATGATAAAGAACTTTCAAGTTTAAAACACTTGCAAAATAGTTTAGAAATGATAAATATTGATATTTTAAATAATAAAGATGCCTTAAAACTACAAAACTTAGGGTCGATGGAGAAGTTTAAGACTTTTGATAATTTTTGCCCAACATGTGAACAACCTATTCAAGATACTATTTTAACTAATCAAATGTCTACTAATATAATGAGTATTGAAGAAAATATAAATCATTTAGAATCTCAGAAAAAATTATTTGAGTATGCAATAACCCAGAAAGAAAATACTATCATTAAATTAAAAGAGGATATTAAAACATATAGAACTTCTATTAAGAAACTATATTTTCTATTGCAAATTACTAATAACGATTTATATTCACCAGTTGAGACATATTCAGAAAAAAGTGTTTATAGAAAAGTAGAACTTCAAAAATTAATTTATGATTTATATGAAGTTATATTGTTAAAAAATGAAATCAATGAGTCATTCTATAACTTGTCTTCTGAATGGAAATTAAATCAGGACAGTATTTTAAAGCTTCCTAATAGTAACCTTACATTTCAAGATATAAATAAATTGGATAAATTACGTGCATACTTTATAGAGAATTTGAATACTTTTGGATATAGAAGCTCATTAGATATTAATAAAGTACAAATATCTAAAGATACCTACATGCCAATGATTGAACAGTTTGATATGAAATTTGATTCCTCAGCAAGTGACCATATTAGAAGAATCTGGGCATTTACCATAGCTTTATTACAAACATCTATTGAAATGAATGGAAATCATCCAGGAATATTAATATTTGATGAACCTGGACAACATAGCATCATTGTAGACGATATGAAAAAATTCTTTAATGTATTGAGTAAAATTAAAGGTGTTCAGATAATTATAGGAATTACTATAAAAGAAAGTGATATTAGAAAAGTAGTGCTTGAAGAAGTGCAAACCGGTTCTTTTGGAATTCCACTTATAAATCGAGCTTTTAGTTAATATAAACCCCACTACCAAAAGGTGGGGTTTTGTTTTATACTAAAATAGGAACATTCGTTCCTATTTTGTTTCAAAGCATTGGAGATGGTAGTATGTATTACAGTCATATAGAAGACTTTGTAAAGGAATTTTATACAAGGATGGATATTAATGATCCCTTACAACTCAATTTTAAAAAAGTATCTTCGAAACTAGGAATAAGAGTTTTCTACTGGAACGAATCAAGTCAGGCACTTTTTTTAAATAATTATTCATACATATTTTTAAATAATCAATTAACCGAACAAGCAATGTGGCAAGACTTTTGTCATGAACTTGCTCATGTTTTATTACACGTCGGTAACCAGAGGCAGATGCCAAAAAGTTTTAGAGAATATCAAGAAGCGAAAGCAAATAACTTTATGTATCATGCTTGTGTTCCCACTTTTATGTTGGAACAACTAGAAATTACTGATTATACGAATGAATCTATTAAGTTAATACAAACATTATTTAATGTCGAAAAGGCATTTGCTTTACACCGTTTAACTCAATACTTAAATAAAAAATTTTTTATGCTAAATTCGCATGGTGCTTAACTTCTAACTTTTCTATAGTTAATTTACTAGTTTAAGATTTATATTTTAGATAGAAGGTGAGAATATGGCGAGTTTTCGTAAAATAAATGGTACTTGGGAATATCGAATTCGCTTCAAGGATTTTGCTAGTGGTAAGTGGAAAGAAAAGTCAAAACGTGGATTCTCTACAAAAAAAGAGGCTCAATTAGCTGCAAACGAAGAAGTATTAAAATTTGAGTACTATGGCTTTCAAGAAGATGGTAAGGAAACTCTAAATGAATTTATTGTGAAGTGGTTTGAACTTTATAAACGACCAAACTTAAAACAATCAACAGTTGATTTGCAAGAACGAAATATTAAAAATAATATACTCCCTCGATGGGGTAACTATAAACTAAAAGAAATTACGAGATTGGAATATAAAGAGTGGTTAACAGATTTAAGTGAACGTTATTCAGAAGGGTCTATCCGAAGAATTCATAGTATTATGAGTACTGCAATGCACGATGCTGTTCATGAATTTCGAATACTCCGTGAAAACCCAATAACACGTATGAAGATTCCAAAATTAGCGGAAGAACATAAGATCAAGTATTTTTCCGTAGAAGAGATGGAAAAATTGATTTGTGTAGCAAAAGAAAAAGTAAAAAAATCAAAATACAGAGAATCCAGTCAGCATTACACACTAATATATTTTTTGTTTCACACTGGGTTACGAATTGGTGAAGCTCTTGCATTAACTTGGGACGATATAAATTTTGAACATGCTCAAGTATCTGTTGATAAAACCTGTAGATATAAAGATAAAGGTAAAGAAGTCGTCATTACCAGTACGAAAACAACTTCAAGTGAACGTATTATTGAAATTGATATCGATACTTTAGAAGTTTTAAAAGAATATAAAAAAAATCAACAAGACATGTATTCCAAGTTTAATTATTATAAAAAGCCTGAAAATGATCTAATTTTCCATACACCGACCGGAGAATATTGGAGAGCTAATGTCATTCGGGAACAATTCAAAGTCTTTTGTAAAAGAGCAGGAATTCCAGAACTATCACCACATGCATGCAGACATTCTCATGCAGTTCACTTACTTGAAGCTGGGGCAGATATTAAATACATTTCAGAGAGACTTGGACATAAGTCTGTAGAGACTACTTACGATACCTACACACACATAACAAAAAAGATCGAGCGCAATGCACTCGACCTGTACAAAAAATATTTAAAATCATAA